CATAAGCCGTACCGCTATAGCCCAAAGCATATTGGGCATAAGGCGCCGCCTGATTCATATAACCAAAATATCCCTCCCAATAGGGGGTTGTGGAAAGATTGTTATAAGCCGTCAGCCAGCCCCAGGGCGACTGCCCCTGAAGCCCGGTAAAAAGCGTCAGACCCAAGGTCGCGGCGTCGGTCTTGTCCTTGCCCTTCCAGATAGCCCCGATGCCGGCAATCGGCCCCTCGGCCAGACCCATCATGACGGCAGCGGTATAGGTATAGGTTGTCGATTCAGAGGTAACCGCCCCGCCCTTGCCGCCGCTTGATGTCGTGGCCGTATGCGGGATCGCCTGAAAATTTCCGTACCACATCAGGTTGCCGGAAATCCGGTTGGTGCCGTAAACAATCGGAATGGCCACGCCATAGCATGAAGTTTGCAGCTTGATGCCGGCGATCTTTTCTTCGCTGTTTGATATTGTGCTGCTTCCGCCCATTATTCGGTTTTCCATAAAGTAAAAAATTTTGCCGGCCGCTTTACCAGCGGCTGCTCGAAAATGCCGCCAAGAACAACACCCTGACGCAGATAGGCATGAATGACCCCGCTCTCGCTCACCACGATCCCGGCGTGACTGAAACAACGCCCGAAGCGCCATAAGCCAACATCCCCCGGCTTTGGGTTACCCGTCGGCAGGCCATAGTCATAAAGCCAGCCAAGGTAGCGCTCCTCATCGCGGTGCAGATGCCAGTCCGGGGCGTAGGGGCGCGGGTCGATATGGGGGATAAGCCCGGCCGCATGATAAACCTCGCAGAGGATCATCGCGCAATCGACGCCAACACCCTTGATCCGCGCCTGATGATGATAGGGTGTACCAAGCCAGCTATAGGCCTCGGCCACCACCGCTTCCCTTGTGCCCTGTTTGACCATCAGAAGGTCGTCTCGGGCACGGGGATATAGGGATAGCCCTTGAAGCGGCCAAGGTTGTTGAACTTCGCCCGACAGGTATCCTTGGTTTTATCGCAGCCGGGATAAACCGTGAAGGCGTCACCCACCGCAGGCGCCGCCGGCCAGGGCAGCGCGAAGCTGAATTTATGCGTGGCGTCATAAGCCTTGACCGTGCGGCTTAAGCCGGTGTTGATGCCGCTTGTGAACTTGAGCACACCCTGATCGAAATATCCCGCCGCTTCCGTCCGGCCCGACCCGAAGCTTGTGGTGGTGCAAGTACCCGAGGCCGTACCCGTCACCATGAAGGATGATTTAAGCGCGGCGCAGCCACTATCGTAAAGCGTATGCAGGCAAACCGCCTGATAGACATTACGCGGCATTTGTACGTCAAGCAATTCAAGCGCCGACTTGATCTTGAAATCGGCGGAAGTGCGCCCCGCCGAAAGCTCGCTCACCCGGCCATAAAACTGAATGAGCGTGCCCACAACCGCAGGCCAGACAGAACCAAAACCCCGTTCCAGCTGAAGCCAGGCGCCATCGAATATACCCGACCGCGCCGCGTTCAAAAACCCCAGGCCTTGAACCAGATCCGAGCCGCGGGGGTAAACCGAAAAATCCAGCGTATCGACGGTAACGCCAATCACCGTGCGCGCCGATCCGCGCTTTAAAGGCAGGCTTTTAAAGCTGTTGCCGTTCCACTTGATATCGGTGTCTGCGGAGGTGTAACGCAAGGTGGTGACCCCATCCACCAGGGTGATGGTATAAAGATCGGTCATGACAAACTTTCTGGCCGCCAGAAGCGCCAGAAGCGGAGCCGAAGCTGATTTCATAATTTCACCGATAAAAGTTCCACCTTTTTCAAGGCCCAGAAATCCTGGTAAAATTGCTCGAAGTCATATTGATCAGCGGCAAAGCGGCAGCGGTAATAAAAAGATCCGCTCCAGGTAAGCGCCGCCGCCACAGCCGGGGCCGTAACAAATGCGACAATGCCGGTCGCACCGATGGCGTAATCTGTTGTCACTGTTTTCAGTGTGCCGTTGACATAGATCGAGGGCGCTCCATTCAGATTTTGAACAGGCTCCAGAAACCCGCCCAGATTCCGGATCAGCTGAAACGTTGTGGTTGCTCCGTCACCTGTGCCAAAGTTTTGCGCCGCCACCGAACTATCACCGGCAAAGGTGAATAAAAAATCATCGTATGATCCCTGACGCTGGTTATAAAAACCCAATAACGTCTGGTATTCCTGATAAGCCGTCCCGCCCCGCAAGACCTCGTAGGTGAGAGTGAACTTATAAAGGGGAAAGCTTTGAAAGGCAGCCCGTGTTTCCTTGCCGCTTGTGGCTTTTTGTATTTTTGTGCTCCAGATTGGCGTGCGGGTCATGCTCCAGCCAAGACCGGGAAGCGTGGGAAATTCTGCGTTGCTCATCGGATCACCGCAAAGTTACGGTGCTGGCCCTTAAGCGCCGCCACCAGTTCGGAACCGTGATCGTTAAAAAGCCTGCGCACACTGTGGGCATCCACCGCATGAACGTGGATAACGGGTGCCGCTTGCGAGGCCGCGCCCTGCCCTTGCCCCTGCGTCGCCAGCTCGCGAATGATATCGGCGTATTTCGCCGGTAGCACCATCTCACGCGCATGCAATTGGGTCAGCGGATTAATGCCGGCCGGAATGTCGTAACCCCCTGCCGCCGAAGAGATGCTGTTGCCGAAAGCCGCCGACGCCGCAAAGGCCGCCGCTGCGGCTGGCGGCGCTAAAAACGGCCCAACGATGGGAATTGCCGCAATCGATTTATAGGTGGCCGAAGCTGCCCCGAAGGCATGGTTCAACGCCTCCTTTTTCGTCAGCATGGCATGTATCTTATGCATCGACTGAACCAGCGACGATATCTGATGAATATTTTTACTGATCGTCGAGGTCAGATGGCTCCACATCCCCAAAAGCCCTTGCGAGGCGCGGGAGTGACTGGCGGTCATCAGGTTGGCTGACTGGACCGCCGCTTGGGCGATGCCGGTAAAAGACGCGGCACCGGCAGTTTTAAGACCCTGAAACCCCGCGCCCATATTTTTAAGGGATGCATTAATGGCATTGCCCGCAGCATCAAGGCCAGGCTGAAGACTACTTGTATCCGCCGTGATTTTAATTTTTGCTTCGCTGTCGCTCATATTTTTTTCCTTAAATTTCGGGATGCGGCGGGAAGGCCGCCATCAGCTCATCCAGATTGCCGCCCTCGGCTCTGACGGGTGGCTCAACCCCTAAAAATCCGGCAAGCAAAATATGCAAGGGGGGACGATGAACCCAATATCTGTTCAGTTTATCAAGCCGGGGAAGATCCATATGGTCGCGAATATAATCCCACGTCCACCCTGTCGAGACGGCGATATGGACGTAGATTTCGCCCCAATCTATGGCTTCCCCGGCATCGTTTCCCCCAGGGCGGGGGGTCCTTCTTCAAACGATTTTCGTTTTAAGCCGGAGACATCCATCACCGCCTCCATCACCGCCTCCATATTGGCGACGTCGATAAATTCGGCCACCTCATCGCGGGTAAGGTCGGGATAATTACGGCGAAGCGCCAGATAAGCCGCATCCAGCACCAGGGAAATTGACGCCGCATCGAGGCCGCCGGTAAAACTCTGCAACCTTGCCTCAAGCCCCTCAAGCGCCGCCAGATTTAAAGGGGGGATCGTCCAGACCTTACCCCCAAGTTCCATGTCTATGCCTTTAATCATTCCGACAAGGCCCAGGTAAGAACATTGTTGCTGCCATCGGAGAAGCCCTGGAAATCGAATTCCGGCACGACAAAGTCTTCCATCTTGGTCGCCAGCATGAGTTTTGTGCAAACGCATTGCGAAATGGTGAGGACAAGCTGCTTTGAACCATAAGGGGCAAAAAGATCGCAGCGAAAAGTGGGCGCCGGGCCCATCGCCAGATTGCTCACGCTTGATTTCCTGGCCACGCTACTACTGGCCGTATATTGGAAATTGATAAATACCACGCTGCCGCTATCCGCCGAAGCAAAGGTATAAACCCCTGCCGCCACGGAATACTGACCGGTGGCGGGCGCGCTGGCCACCCGGGTGAGCGGCAGGTTATTGGCGTCCCTCACCCCAAGATCCTGCGTCCAGGTGCCCGAATTCGGTACTGTTGGCGTGATCTGGAAAGGCGTCGTCGGGATTGCCGTGCCGGAGGTGTCATAAACATCCGATAAAAGCCCCGCCGTCACGGTCTGGCCAAAAAACAGACCGTTCAAAATCGCGCCATTGAGCTGGGCGAATTTTGCCTTGCCCGCAATATGGCCTTTGCCGCGCCCGGCCGCCACCGCGAACTGGCTCTGGCCGTAAAGCATTTTGGTATCGAATGAAATATCAACCGATACATCTTGCAGCACACCAAACTGCACGGGGCTCGGTGTCGTCATCGTCGCACCGCTGGCGTTAGTCAGCGGCGTGCCCCAGAGAATACCGGAGCCGAACAGAAATTGGGCCATATAAGCCTCCTTCAGGTTGTGAATATTTGGATGGGAATAATGGCCACCGCCTGATCGCCAAGCGTGCCTTCATCAGTTTCGATAGCGCCCTCAATGCGGGCATAGGTTACCAGCCCCCCCAGTGTTTGCGGGCCGCTTGCAGATGTTGCGGGCATCAGCGCCGCCGTCACCGCATCAAGAGTAGGATTGAGAATGCTTGCCGGGGAAATGTCACTTGCTCCCCGAACATAAAGATAAACGTCAACCCTGAGCGACCAGCGTGTCGGCTGGCCGGTCACGACCGTGGCCGTCTCGGACTTCTGCACCATAAAAAGGGCGGGATGATCCGCGGGCGCCACATCAGCCCAATGCTTCAGACGGCGCGACGCCGTGGTGATGCCCGAGGCGGCGGATAATAAATCAAGAAGGGATGAATAGATGATTTCGCGGTTCATGAAATCACCCCGTCAATAACATCCGCAATACCTTCCGCAAATGCCCCAGAGGCTTCAAACTCAGCTAATCCCGCCCTTAAATACGAGCGTGCCGGGGCTGATACCTGACGGGCGTGAGGCCTGACCCAGACTTCGCGGGGTGAGGCCATCGGCCGCCCCCAGGCTTGCTTCTGCAAGCGCAAAAAACCGCGCAAGTTTTCAACACCTTCAAAACCATATTCAATAAACCTGGCCTCGGGCGCCGATGCCGTCACCTGGGCCCCACTATTTCCCTCACCATTTTCCGCGGCAAAATTAAGCGAAGCCGACAGCCGCCCGGTATTTGATTTAAGCCGGGGTTTGACAAAATCGCCCATAAGTATTTGCGCCATGCGGCTTACAGCGAGGTTAAGCGGCTGTTGCAGACCGGGCCCAATATTCATGATTTCCGCCGCCGCTTTCTCCCCGCCGCTAACATGTCCGGCAATCATTGCGGTACCACCTTTCTGTAATTTGCGAGAATTGTCCGCACGGAATCCGGGAAGTCCTTGACGATGAAACTCACCGTCTCGCCGCCCAGCGATTTCGATTGGTACCCCACCCTGTCACGCTCCCGGTAGCGAAGCGCGATCAGTTCAATAACCGCCTGTTCAAGTTCGGGCGGCACAGCGGCAAATCCCGCCGTATAGGCCAGCGTCACATTGGCATTGCCCTTTCTGAACAGATAGCCGTTCAGATACAAAAACCGGCTGTCAAAGCTATAACCCGGCGAGAAGCTGCTTGATGCCGCCGGTATAAGCGTATTATCCACCGCCAGCGAACTCACGGCGGTCACCGGATAATTGGCAAATGCCAAAATCTGTGATCCCGTTCCGTTCCGCGTTTCGGCATAAGCGGTGCTTAAAATCTGGCGGCCCATCCAGCTCTGCACGTAAGAACTGGCGCTGGTAACAAGGCGGGTGAGATATGCGTCGTCATTTGCCGTAAGAAGCCCCAGATAAGTCTTCACATTATCAAGACTTGTCAA